GATACTGACACATCAGCAGGATTTGCTTTCTGGAAAACCCACAAATACGTGTCGGGGTAATTGTATTTTTCAGTGATAATTCTGAAATTACCAGACGGCGCAGGGAAGCAAAATCTATAGTCGGAGTTTTTGAATGAACAAAATCCTCAAAAGCTTTTTTATCGGACTGATATAATTCTTCTAATTTTTGTTCAGTAGAGTTTTTCTGCTCCATATTCACCGCCTTTCTACCTATAGATCGATGCGATTGAAGGTCTGCGAGCTAACGATAATGTATGCTTCGGAACTTCAACCTGTTTCTTAGTATAGGAACAAAATTCTACAATATAGTAGATCAGATAGGATAAGAAAGAGAATTATTATTCATATATCTAATCTTTAAATTCGCAATTTCTTCAAACAATAGGTCTGTCTGCACATACGGAAGGATATGCAATGTGGGATCGGATCGGTCTTTTGCAGTAAAATCAGAATCGGATTTCTTTGCTAAAAGGCGAAGACGACCGGAATCTACAATATCAATAAAGTCTGTAATGACTTTACTCTGATTTCCTTGTGCTTTCATATCAAACAGACAGGATTCTGCTTCCTTGATTTCCGGTTCATTACTTGTATTAACTGTATTCCAGCATCCAAGATAATCACCGGTAACTGGATCATAAGCATCTTTTAGTAATTCATCGATTAATCCGGCACCAAGACCATTACCATCGACGATCACCATTTTGGCATTAAAGTCAATTTTCGTTTTCTTGACTAAACATGCCTGTGCTGTAAAGTTCAAAGTATTTGCGACAGAAATAATATTTGGAATTTCAATCGATTTGATTCTGTTAGATTCACGGTTCCGAATAACACGGCCCACGACAATAGAAGATTGATTATTATTTGTTTTTTGAGAACGAGCCACATCGACTCCGATATAGTTTTCCTCTTCATACTTATTGTAATTGACAGCAGGAGAGGTAAGGGTCCTGCAATTAAGCAGTTTATTTACATCTACCAAAGCACCGTCAGAACTTCCAACCCATTTAGATTCATAGTTCTGAGCAAATGCAACAGATGACATTTCCTGTTTCTTTTGGAAGATCTGGCTCTTTGTAGATCCTCGTCCATAATAACAAGGAAGCCACCAGCTAGAACCTAAAACCAATGTTCCTCTCAAATTTACCATGTCTTTACACATCCGAACAGAGCGTTCATATTCGTCAGAACCTTTAAATCCGGCTGTTGTAAAGAAATTGATTTGCTGATTTAGTTCTTCTGGATCAGTGATAGAATATTTTCCAACACAGACACGAGGCACTTCCACGATAGGTTTTAAAGCATCCTGAAAAGTTGCATCATCAATCAAGGCAGACTCTTCGATATTCATCCTTTTCCGACGCTGACCTTTAGAAGATTGAGAATTTGCTAAATTATCTAATGTAGCCCCGTTTACAAACTTAATCGTTGCATCACCTTTGGCAAAACTTGGTTTTGCGATTTCATTCTGCAACATAGGATAGAATCGCATGATTTCTTCATATTTATCTTTGAGAAGATCCGCAGCGTTTTCTTTTGTCTGCGCTGTAAGAGAAATTGTGATCTCTGGATAGAAGATGCAAACTAAGATGGAAGCTAAAACTTCATCAAATGTTTTCCCGTAACCTCTTGGGAAAACACCATAAAATGATACGAAACGTAACATTGCACGAAGATAAACTCGCTGATCTGTATGTAAATTAAGTCCTCCCTTTTCTGGTTTAATTAAATCCAGAAACAGATCAGGATACCATCGAGCAAAGCTACAGAAATATGTCCAATTTTTTATATTAATGCCAGAACCTAAATTCACGATTATTACTCCTCTTGGAATTCGGGAGGAATAGTAATGAATTTCTCAACATTGGGCCGATTCTCCGAAGTTGGATCATCGGTAAAAATTCCATATGGATCACCATAATTGTCAATATATTCTTGCTTTTTCTGATCATAGAAATGATAGATATCAGAATACGAAACTTCCGGCATCCCATTTAAATTTCTTTCATAATTGATATAGCACCAGATAATAAAATCGACCGCATCATTCGGGCGATATTTAAATTCTGGGAAAATGGGGATTCGCTCATTGGCACTTTCAACCGCTTGAAAAATGTCACTAAAACTTGTGATGCCTCCCTGAAGATCTGACTTAGACATTTGCTTCGGAGTCAGTTTAGCATCCTCGGCTGCTTTGGCGGCAGCAGTATACCATTTCTGTGCATCAAGAACATTTCCTTCAGCAGTCGCCATTTCTTCTTTTACCTTAAAACGCACGTAAGTCGCCAACGCTTCTTGATGAAGAGTAGTCTGTACAGAATAGTTTTCAGTAATATTTTTGTACTTATAGTACATATTCCGGTATTCGGTAATAGTGTATCCTTCACCAAAAAGACATACCATTTCATCTGTTACTTGGAAATCATCGGTAGAAGAGGAGATTGGTTCTTCTTTTTTCTTGACAATATTTTGAGCTTTTTCATGCTTATGTAAAATATCTGGATATTTTCTGGAAATAGCATCAAGATCTGTATTGCTTAAATTCGTATTTTGATTTATGAAATTTTCCCTTTCAGAATCGCTATAGCCTTTATTTACATTCTGCCTCATTGCGATATTTTTAAAATAAAAAGACAGGATCTTATCTCCGTGATTTGGAATATCTTCTTTATCAACAAATGGATTTTCCGTCTCAAACTGCATATAGGCACTTTCGAGTAAATTCTTATAATATGGCTTGTCAATTTTACGCAATACGTCATTTAGTTTCAGAGGATCAATGCGATTCTCGTCATCTAAAATAAGCTCAAAGACACAATCCTTGCATATGGGGACCCGACCATCTTGCTGAAAAAGAGGACTGCGACTAATATAAAAATCCTCAAACCGTTTTTCTTTCCCACATCTTTGGCATCGCTTTTTGGGTCTATCCGTTTTTCTTGCCATACTATCACCTGCCTTTGATTTGGAACTCTATGATGTTCTTTTTCTGCTTTCCATTAATCTCGTAACTGAATCAAGATCCTCCATATCGACAATAATTAATTTCCGCATTTCTGGTTCTACATTCTTATGCATAAAGCTATTTCCGCCGTTTTCTGTGTAACTATTAAAAAGCTCCCAAAATGCTTCTGATTCCAATTCCGTCCATTCCAATCGTGGATTTACATCAGGATTTGTATAGTAACGATAAGAGTGCAGCAGTTTTTCCCGGGAACTTGCAAGTTCATATTTCCGGCTACGTTCAAATAATTCATTAATAGAAGCCATATTCCGTTGTTGGGTCTCAGCAAAAGTGTCCTGTTTTTCTTCAATACGTTGAATGGCTTCTGTGAGCTGACGCTGTATTTCAAAACTTTGATTACGGTCATGTATACGTGTTTCTTCACGATCTTTACGTTCCTGATCTAACTGTGCTTCATATTTGGCACGATCTTGAGCATGGGTTTCCTGAAGTTTCTTCACTTCATTTAATGATTTTTGAATATTCTTGTCTCTCAGCTCTTCAGCCTGCCTTTTCTTGAGTTCACTGTCAATCCATTTATTATATTTCTTCCTAAGATAGAAGAAAGCAGCGATCGCAAGAATGATCATTGACCACGACACACCAAAGATTGTTTCGCCTTCTAATAATTTAATTAACGCATCCATTTTTCCCTCCTTTGTGCCTACCCCAGATGTCTGATGGGATAAAACAGATCTTTTATTATATGAAACGGTACCGCCGTGATTCGAACACGGACTACGTTGCCGTAGGATAGCTTAGCGGGCTACTGAGATACCATTACTCCACGATACCAAAACGACATGTTAGGGATTCGAACCCCAGAACCCTTTCGGGCCAACGATTTTCAAGACCGCTTCCTCGACCAACCGGACACATGCCTCGCAAAACACCCAGTAGAAGAGTGTTTCACAACCGGAATCAATCCGGTTATCTCGTCGATGGAGATGGAGTCGAACCACCCGAACCCGAAGGCAACAGTTTTACAGACTGTCCCGCTACCACTTACGGTATATCCATCGAAAAAATAAAGTCGTCATGTTTTTTGATATCCAGAACAGTCAGACTTTTCCATTGCTTGTCAAACTGGATCTTGGCATTTCCTCCAAAGACTGCACAGGTTTTCATGTGCTACACATCCGTAGAAATGTACCGCTATTCACGGATCTGATAGGGCATGATCCTATAACCCCTCGTTTAACAGACGAGTGCTCTGCCAGTTGAGCTACAGATCCAAAGACATTGATGCAATATGCCAGATTTTAACTAGACTGCTTTACTCTGCGCATTTAAGTACTGGCAAGAGGAGAATCCCGGTAGTCAATCGGAGTCGGCAAACCTCATAACTGCATCAATGATTGTTTATAAACAAATAGTATGATTATAAGTAATCTAAATGACTCCGGCCGGACTTGAACCGATTGCATTACGTCCTTGAAAGGGACGTGTCATTACCTTTAGACTACGGAGCCAATAGGGCAGTAGTTCACTGCCCCTTATAATAAGAAGAAACACAATTTATTCTGCAGCAATTACTCCCGCAGTTCTTAAACTTGCAAGTAATGCGTTCAATTTGTCTTTTACATCTGAATCTCCGGCATCTGCAACAGCAGTACCTTTAGATGGAATTTCTGACTTTTTCGCATATGTTGATTCCGCCGTGCTTGTCTGGACATAATTAGCTAAAGCAGAAGCATCGGCCTTAGAAGATAAATCAGTTTTCTTTGCATATGTACTTTCTGCCGTAGAACTCTGCAAATAGCTAGACAAAGCAGAAACATCAGCTTTAGCAGATAAATCAGTTTTCTTTGCATAAGTAGATTCTGCTGTAGATGTCTGCACATAGTTTGCTAAATCAGCACTATCGGCCTTACCTGTCAAATCAGACTTTTTAGCATAAGTAGATTCAGCAACAGAAGTCTGTACATAAGAAGAAAGAGCAGAACTATCTGCTTTATTTGCAAGAGCATCACCTACAGCCTTGGCATCTGCAGCCTGTCCTTCCTGAGTAAGTGTATTATCAATCGTAATATCAGATCCTTCGCCAGATCCTTCAACCGGTTTCTTAACCCAGGTATTACTTGCATTCAGTTCATACAGATCACCAGTTTCTGTAACAGAAGCAGTGCTTCCAACGGCACACATTTCATCTGAAACAGTATCGCCAGCCTGCGCTTTCCCCATTTTTTTACTTGTAGGGAGATCTGTAACATCAGCAACAGTATCACAAATAAATTCTCTACGGGCTTTGCCATGAGTGGACCCATGAGCCTTAATTACTTTATAAGCCATCGATCATCATTCCTTTCCTTTGTCTTGATCAAAAATATCAGAAGTGAGATGAAAGTCTTTTACAGATACGATGACGAAATCGGATTTAGCATACCCGTCTTCATTGATCATTTTCTCAACAAATTCGTCCAGTTCTTCATCAGATTCAAAGCTTACCAGTTTCTGCTCTTTGTCAGTTACAGTAGTCATGAATTGAAATAAAGAGTCAAATTCGCCACGATCTTCTCTTTTTAGTAAAATACAATACATGTTCTCACCTCGCTAAATCACAATACTATCTTTTAATTTTCTGATTTTAGAAGTATCAACTTTTAAATAGAACTTCTTTGTCACGTCTGTTCCGGAATGGTTCAATAATGTAGAAACATCTTCCAGGCTCATTCCAGCATTTTTCAAAAGAGTTGCGTAAGAATGTCGAAAGTCGTGAGGATGTAATGTAGGAACACCTATCATGTTGCCGATTGTTTTACACCAATCACCCAAAGTACCGTTGCTGATACATTTGTCTTTTGTTACATATGGAGTTACAAACACCCATCCATAATCTTCAATATCATTCTGCTTTCGATCTTCTTGCAGCTGCAGGAGTAAATCCTTTACTTCTTCCGAAAAGGACAACTCTACATCTTTCCCTTCCTTTTCAAGTACATGCTCACAAGTCCGATCTTCAAAGTTGATCTGATCCCATTTCAAATGTGCAATTGCATTGACACGGGCCATTGTAGTTAGAGAGAGCATAGCGTATGTATATAACTGAATATCACCGCATTCTTGCAATTTTTCTCTCATACACTGCACCTGTTCTTTGGTTAAGAACGTCTGAGTGACTACAGCCTGCCCCTCTTTCGGACGTTCAATAAACTCTACAGGAGATTCTTTGATTAATTTCTTTTTGCGTAAAAACTTATAAAAAGCGGAGATAGAAGACATGACCCGCTTCTGGCGGTTTACATTATTTCCCTGTTTCTTACGCCAATAATAATATTCTTCAATATCTTCATCGGTAGCCTCTAATACAGATAAATTAAATTGATAGTCATGCATATAAATAAACCATTGCATCAGATCGGAGTTATAATTCATAATGGTTTTCGGAGAGAGATCCCGGATAGACATATCAATCTGATATTTATTGAATAATCTCAATGTCTCAGGATTGATTTCTTTTTCCTTTTCTTTATCAGCCAGACAAATCCGTTTACTTCTTTGCGCCATAGGACCTCCTTTCTGATCTAGTGAACTACCCACCGTCTAAAGCTAGTGGGATTGCGGTAGCCTTATTTCAAATGAATCTGCAAGCTGTGACACCTGCAGATCCGCTACAAATTATTTTTCATTCGTATTATTATCTTCGAGCGTTTCGGATCCTTCTACTGGATCGTCTGTAGGACGCTCCGGATTTTTGTGCTTCTCAATAAAAGTCATCACTTCATCTTTTGAAAGCCTACCGTCACGCAACATATACAAAACTTCATCTGCAATCTGCGCAAATTCTGTGATAGACTGATTTTTATATACCGCAAATCCGATGAATATCAGATCCATAATCACTGTTACTATGGCAGTAATCTGATCTTCCTGGAATTCAATTACTGGCTTTCCCATTGCTGTAAGAACCGAATTAACGATTACAAGCAATACCATAACGATTGATACCCAGGTATGCGGTTTTATGTTTTTTAAATTAATTTTCATAAAAATCACCTTCCTATAAGAAAAGAGAAAGAGAAGACAATACCGAGAGAACCCCGATACTGCCTTCTCCAAGAAGAAAAGAATTGCTATGTGTTATAAGAATTTCATAATTTCGTCCTCACTCCGGCATGTCATTCCAAAATGCATACTACCTGTCATCATAAGAACATAAGAATTCTGGTTCTCAGGATCGTTAGAATCGATCTCTACAATTTTAGACTGAGAGAAAAGAGTGATCCCTTTATTGATGACATCGAACCATTCAGATCTAATTTCGTCGTCAATGTACACGTAATCATGGAAATAAATAATAGACTCTTCCTTGGTGAGTTCAGATACAGAAAGAATCATCTCCGTATCAATATCGATTTGATAGATGCAATATTTATCTCGATCAATTTGCACCATATCGACATCTAAATTGTATTCACCAAATAAAATGCCGAGGAATGAGTTTAGATTTTCTGGATCGACAAGCAAGGTTACAGAAGTTTCTTCTGCTTGTTTCAAGATGTGATCAATGCATTCTTTGTAAGTATGAAAATTCATTGTGGTCAAAGAATACACCACCTTACTTATTTACAGCTTCTTTAAAAGCTTTACCAGGTTTAAATTTCGGAACTTTAGCAGCTGCAATCTGCATCGGTTCTCCTGTCTGAGGATTACGTCCAACACGTCCAGCTCTTTCAGCTACTTCAAAAGAACCAAATCCAACAAACTGAATTTTGTCTCCTGCAATCATAGCGTCCTTAATTGTTTCCAGACAAGCATCAACCATTTTGGCTGCCTCCGCCTGTGTATATTCTCCATCTAATTTTGTAGCAACTTTCTTTACAAATTCGCCTTTATTCATTGATTTTTCTCCTTTTCTTTGATTTAATTTAATGTAATATCGTAAATACAATCCAAACCATCATCATTAATAACGGAAACTGTCTGTTCTGGATCGTTGACTTTACGAATGGATGTGGCATAAGAATCACTTCCGGAAATACATCCGGACTGAATTACTTTCACATTGGAATCCGTCTGATATCCATTTGTATGACGATGACCAAGTAAAATAATGGATGGTTGTTTACCATACATCATTGAAACGTCTCTGGCAACCGTATTTGGATTGTCTTTATGTCCATGAGTAGCTACGACCAAATGACCACGAATATTGAACATGGCGATTTCCGGATCCTTTGTGTTCTCATGGATATAAACATTCTTAATATTTTGTAGTCTTGCAGATAGATAGAAAGGCAGCAGTAGATCCATATTCTCTCCATCCAAAGAATCCTCTTTCTTTGGTGAAATACGAGAATGGTTTCCAGGTGTCACATAAATATGTACCCCGGTAAAATGCTGCGCCAACTCTTGAATCATTAATGCAATTAATTCACTGGCAGTTTTAAACTGCTCGATTAAATCCATATTGTTTTCTAAGCGCAAATTATTGTGGATAATACCGGATAGAATTTCTCCGATGACCAGATAACAATTTTCTGCATGATGTGTATTGCGAATAGAAATGATTTTATTTAGATAGCGATTCAAGCGTCTCCTTAATACTTCTTCATCGAAACGATTGAATCCATTGTCAATTTTAATTCCTGTATGGATATCAGTAAGATGAG